TCACTAATATATATATAATATTTTTACTAAAATTTATAACTAATATAATATTTAATAACAATAATATTCATCATCTGAATCATATTCATATTGTTTAAATCCATAATCATATACATATGGTGCATAACTTCCCTTATAATTAAGAGGAAGTCCTAAAAAAGTGTTTTTCATTTGTCGACTTTCACTACATTCTTCCTCCTCTTCTTCTTCCTCTTCTTCTTCTTCCTCTTCAACAACTTCTTCTTCTTCTTCTTCCTCTTCAACCACTTCTTGATCAAATATTGATTCTAACTTTACTACATAGGAACACGGATGTGGTGGTAAAATTGGTTGTAATGGTATAATTATTGGTTCTGGTTCTGGTTCTGGTTCTGGTTCTGGTTCTGGTTCTGGTTCTGGTTCTGGTTCTGGTTGTTGTTGTTGTATTATTCTTCTTGTTCTTGTTCTTGTTCTTCTAATACTTTTATTTTCTAATACTATCCAAAAATATTTCTTCTGCTTCTTATATACAATGCGTGCTGTTGAATTCAGCACACGATCTTGAAACGACACTGCTTTTTCAGTATCATTCCAAAAGATAAAATGAACGTAAACAGCATTGTATTGCTTACCTATTTTATTATTAACTTTATTGACAAAGTCAATGTGACTTACCTTTCCAAGTTGCATCAAATTTTCCATCACCGCCTTAATCGTTTCTTTGCTAATGTTAGCAAAGACGTAAGGAATGTAAAGACTGATGTTGCGAATTGTTGACATTATTTTTCTTTGCGGTTCGATTAAATATACTTTTTATTATAAATGAAAAAGTATTTCATTTTTTTTTTCATAATATGATTTATACATTTATCATAAAATTTATAAATTAAAATGATACATATTTTTCTTAATATAATATTTTTCTTAATATATTAAAATACTTTTCCTAATATTAATTATAAATAATTAATATTTAAAGACCACCAGGAAATCCTACTAAATTTGCACCAATTCCAAATCCTGCACCACTACGAGCAGTAGCACCGATACTTGGAACATAAGTATCTAATATACTAAATGTAGCTGCCGCAGTTAAAGAAATTAATATAATTTCTTCCATATTTAAAGAACGTTTAGGAATAGCATAAGCAGCTATAGCTACCATTAAACCTTCGACTAAATATTTAATAATTCGTTTTACGAGTTCTCCTATATTTATTAAACCGTTCATTTATAATAAATAAAAAGAAAAAAAATATATATATTGCGATAAAAACTTAGAATTAAATAATTATATTATTTAAATGAATACTCCTAAAGATTTTAAAAAACTCGCTTTTCAACAAAAAAAAATTAACGGAAAGCATAATCCTAAATATGTAGATTTGTTAGAAGAAGATAAACCTATAGCAGGACAAAAATTTGTATGTGTTTCATTTTGTTCTCCTGAAAAAATCTTAAAACAAAAAGAAATATTTCTTTTTGAACAATTTCTAAAGCAATGGGATTTTAATAAATCTATGGATAAATTTATTCAATTTTTAAATTTTATTTCATTTAAATATAATATGTCATTTGATGACATATCTAATGATTTTAAAGATTTCGTTAAAGAAGAAAAACAAAATTTATTGCAAACTGAAATGATGGATGAATACAAAACTTATATTGATAATAATGAAGAAAAACTTCAAAAACAATTTGATATCGATAATAATTTTCAAACTAATACTAGAGGTATTAAAATTAGAGGTTCTTATCCTTCACAAGAAGAAGCTGAATTAAGATGCAAAATGTTAAGAGAAATCGACCCTAATCATGATGTTTATGTTGGACCTATCGGATTATGGATGCCTTGGGATCCTGAAGCTTATAAAACTGGAAAAGTAGAATATATGGAAGATGAACTCAATCAATTAATGTCTGAAAAACAAAAAAATGAATTAAATGCAAAAACCAATTTTGAACAACGAGTTAAAGAAAGCAAACAAAAAGCAATTGAAGAAAATATTAAAAATGCCGAAAAATCCGGAAATACTTTAACTCAAACCATTGATGCACAAGGCAATTTAGTTGGAACATGTAATTTAAATACACAAGAAAATACATTGAAAGAAAAAGAAGATGTTTCTACTACTGATGTTTGCAGTGAATTATTCGAAGGAGATAATATTGTTGTTGGAAAAACAGATTATGGACAAAGCGAATTAATTAGCGGACCTTTTGCTACAAAAAAAATAGAATAAATTAAATTATTATATATATATTCGTTATAAATAACTAAATATATACATATATATATTTTATATGGAAAATTTGTGTTATTTTGTTAATAGTAGAGGAATATTAAAATCGTGTGATTTTTTTTCTAAAAATCCAAAATCTTCTTGTAATAATGATATCGGATATTTAAAAAATATACAAACAGAACAGTTTGATAATATGTCTATTTATGTCTGTAATGAATTACTTATTTATTTTATTATTAATATTGTTCCATTAATTAATACAAATTTTATTTTAGTATCAGGCGATTCTGATTTAACTGTTCCAATAGATATACTCCCATTTAATACATCTAATATATTTAATGATTTTATAAATAATTCATATTTATTGAAATGGTTTATTCAAAATACATCAATTCAAAATCATTCAAAAATATATCAATTACCAATAGGTCTAGATTATCATACTATTTCTAATAATAGTTCTTCTCCATGGAAAATGCCTGGAGAAGGCATTTTTCCGTGTAATCAAGAAACTACATTAGTTAATATCAGAAATACAATGAAACCTTTTTATGAACGAATACCTAAAATATATGTAAATTTTAACAAAAATAATGATAGATTTAATCATAGAAAAAAATCTTTAGATAATATTGATCCTAATTTAATTATTAATCAATTATCATTTATTCCTAGAACTATCACTTGGAAAAATATACTAAATTATACATTTGTATTATCTCCATTTGGAAATGGAATGGATTGTCATAGAACTTGGGAAGTATTATGTTTGGGTGCTATTCCTATTGTAAAAGCACCTAATTTTACACGTTTATTTCAAGATTTACCTGTTTTAAATGTAAATAATTGGAGTGATATTAATGAAACACTTTTAAATGATACTATTGCAGATTTTAAAAATAAAGTTTTTAATTATGAAAAACTAGAATTAAAATATTGGATTAATTTAATAAAAAGTAATTAATTTATAATTTATTATAATTAAAATACTTTTAATTTGTTAATTATTTTTACTTCTTATACTTTTATTCAATAATATAATACCATTCATTATATTTATCATCCTCAACCAAAATAGTGTTCTCATTTTTCATTGATATATTATTAATATTATTAATATTAATAATATTAAGTATTGGATATATAATTGTATCATCATCATCTTCTTCTTCTTCTTCTTTTACATCAATTTCAAATTCTAATTCACTTATATTATTTATTAACTCATCATCATCCTCGTTAATAAAATCATCTTCATTAATTATATATATAATATCATTATTATAATCATTTGTATTTTTAATTTCAATTTCAATATTTTTTAAATGTTTTTTTGAAAATTTATGTTTATAGTTTTTTTGTTGAATTATACAATTACACACAAAACAACAAATATAATGTTTTTGTTTTGTTTTATTAAATTCAGGGTTTGATTTATATTTATATTTATCTCTCTTTTTGTTTTTGTTTTTGTCAATTAATTCCATATTCATTTATATTACAAAATTATATTTAAATTGATTATTATAATTTACATTGAATATAATAATATATTTATTTTCTTTTTCTACTTCTTCTACTTTTTCTACTTCTTCTACTTTTTCTTTTTTTACCTCCGTATTTAAAATGACTAGGATTAACTTGATATTTATTTCGTTCATCCCAATCATGTATAAAGATTTCTTGGTTTGGATTAGATTCCCATTTTCCAATTTCAGGACCATTTGATACATATGTAAAAACATCATTTTGTGTAGCTTTTATTTGTGTTGGTCCCCCTTTTATTGAATATTCGAAAGGACGTATAGCTTGATAATGTGATCTAACAGGATGAGGATAATTTTGAAATTCACGATGTATATCACTTGCTGATAAATAAGGCAAATTAGACATTATATAATATTATAATATTATAATTATAAGCTTAATATTTTCTTCTTCTACTTTTTCTACTTCTTCTACTTCTTCTACTTTTTCTACTTCTTCTACATTTTCTTTTTTTACCTCCTTTTATCAGATCTTGAGGATTAATTTCTCTAAAACGTACTGTACCCTGTGTCTCTATTGGTATACGTAGTTGTGTGTTTCTGTTAGTAAATATATTTCCATGTTGACCACTCACGGATTCATACCTAAGATCATCATTTTTGCTAATATGTATCGGTATCGGTCTCGGAGGTATACCTGGTGGTCTCGAACCAGGTATACCTGGTGTAAAAGCCTCGAAAGATTCAGTAGGGTTCATGTATGTCCTCAAAGTACCCAACTCAGGAGGAGTTTGACTATAGTGTCTGTTAAGCTGGTCAACACTGAAACTCATTATATAATATTATAATATTATAATTATAAACTTAATATTTTCTTTTTCTACTTTTTCTACTTTTTCTACTTTTTCTACTTTTTCTACATTTTCTTTTTTTACCTCCTTTCAAGACCTCTCCTGGACCATTCTCATCATATAGTTGTAGTTGTGTAGGGGTCCTAATAATTGTTATTATATCATTAGTTGTTGTTTGTAAATATTGATTACGATTTACAGGATGAGTTACAATTGTAAAAATTTGGCCTTGTTTAAACTCTATTGGGTTAATAAATGTACCATTAATATATCCTGTAAAAGAATTTAAATTAGTATACTTATTACCTGAAATAAATTGATTAATATCACTTTCATTACCTATATCAAAAATACGATCTGTCATTTAATATATATATATATTAAAAATATATAATAAATTGTTAAATGTTTAAATCGTGTTGTTTACCATTTATTTGCTTTTTTTACCTCCTTTCATCACATCTTGAGGAGTTTGACTATAGTGTCTGTTAAGTTGGGAAAGACTGAAATCCATTATATAATATTATAATTATAAGCTTAATATTTTCTTCTTCTACTTTTTCTACTTTTTCTACTTTTTCTTCTCCTACTTTTTCTACTTTTTCTTTTTTTACCTCCTTTCAAGAACTCTCCTGGAGTGGGATCATCCGGATTATATATCCTAAACATTTTATCACCAGTAGGTACTTTATATACATTAGACTTGGATGAATCACTAGGTTGTAAATGAGTAGGAGAATAATTATCCTTGTCGTAAATGACTGTAAAAGTAGAACCAACCGGAAATTCATTTGATGGATCTATGTGAAATGCTTTAAAATTAGTAACCATAGTTCCATCCGGTATTACACGATTATGAATATCATATATATCATAAGTACTACCATCATCTGTCATTTAATATATATATATATTAAAAATATATAATAAATTGTTTAATGTTTAAATTGTGTTGTTTACCATTTATTTGCTTTTTTTACATTAATTTTTTGACCTGCTCCACGTTTTTTTACATTTGCAGGGTCATATTTTTCATCTTCATCATCAGAATTTAGATTTTTAGATAATTCCCAGAATTCTTTAGACCCTAATTTAAAATCATTATGAGAATCTGCTTTATACCAAAACACTTGATCGTGTAATTTATTAGATTTTGAATTATTATTTATAACTAAACACTCATAATTTTCAGTGCATTGATCCATTACTTGACAAAATGCTTCAAATGTAGGAAACATTCCTGCATAATTTTCATAAATTCGTTTTCTATTTGCTATATAATTTTCTCTCAAAATAAAAACATAATCAATATTTGTTCGAAGTGTAGGAGGAATCCCAAGGGGATATTGCATTGTGATGACTAACATTATCTTCCAATGTCGTCCATTCATAAATAATAATCTCATTAATTTATCACGTGTCCAAGTGTTATCATATAAACAATCATCTAAAATAGTAAATGCACGAGGATCAATTGTAGTGCGTTTATATATCTCCAATTCTTTTTTTACTTGTTTTAAAACAACACGTTGTCTTTTTAAAATATTTTCAATAATAGCTGTATTATATTCATTATGTATAAATAATTTTGGTACCAATTTACTATAAAAACCGTTACCTTCTTCAGTTCCAGATATAACTGTACCAATTGGTATCTCTTGTTGATGATATAATAAATCTCGAACTAAAAACGATTTACCTGTGTCTCTCTTGCCTATGAGGACTACAACAGGACCTTTATTTTCAGTTGCTTTAAAACTAATACTTTTCATATCGAATTTTTTAAGTTCTAAAGTCATATATATATTATATGACTTTTTTTATAAAAAAAAACGCATTATATAAATAAATAAAATACAAAATATATTTTTATGTAAAAATAATAAATATAAAGTATTTATTAAATAATATTATTAAATAATATTATTAAAATACTTTTAATTTATTTTATTATTTATTAGATGATCTTGTTTTTCGAGTTACAGAAGTTTTTGACTTAGTGTTTTTTCGTGATGAAGGAGATTTTGATCTTGATCTTGATCTTGACCTTGATCTTGACCTTGATTTTTTTTTTGTTGATCTTGTACTTTTTCGTAATGGAGGAGAATACTTTGGTGCTGATGCTTCTTTTAAATTTTCTTGAGGAGGAGAAATTTTAAAAGACGTTGGAAAAGAAATTGGAAGATGAGGAGGAGAAATTGGAAGAGATTTTGGAGGAGAAATTGGAAGAGATTTTGGAGGAGAAATTGAAATGGATTTTGGAGGAGAAATTGGAAGATGAGAAGGAGAAATTGGAAAGTGAGGAGGAGAAATTGGAAGATGAGAAGGAGAAATTGGAAGATGAGAAGGAGAAATTGGAAGATGAGGAGGAGAATATTTTGGTCCTGATGCTTCTTTTAAATTTGCTTGAGGAAAAGATTTTGAAGAAGAACTTGGAGGAGACTTTGGAGGAGAATATTTTGGTCCTGATGCTTCTTTTAAATTTGCTTGAGGAAAAGATTTTGAAGAAGAACTTGAAGAAGAACTTGGAGGAGAACTTGGAGGAGAAATTTGAGGAGAAATTGGAGGAGAAATTGGTATTGGTTGTTTTAATATTTTTAATGTTCTCAAATGTTGAGAATATACACCATTTGGAGAAAACATATATAAAATAGAATATATTAACTGATTTGTTACAAAATTAAGTTTCTTATTTAATAACTTTTTTGTTACCAAATTAAGTTCATCATTAGAATACTCTAATGGACTTTGTGCATTATTATGTACTAAAAATGAAATAGTTATATCTTCATTATTACTTGATGGACCTTTATATAATTGTGATAATTTTGTTTCACCGTCATTGTTATGACATTCAGGAATATCATAATGTGATGTTATTGTCGTTTGAATAAATGTTTTAAACATTTTATTTTTTTTCCAAAAACTGATTAATTTACTTTTATCATCAATCATACAACTAAGTTCTAATTGCCATCTCTCTAAAAAATAATTTTGTGTTATATTAATAATACTGATAATTTCTCTAAAGAAAGTTCTAATTTTTATATCATTGAAATAAGATTTATTCAATGATTGTAAAGTATTATTTTCTATAAGTAGTCTACATAGTGTTTGTATATCGGTATCATGATTATTAACACGTATATACATTAAATAATCAATAATTAAATCTCTAATCCATGTTAAAAAAGATGTAGAACTTGGTAAACTGTATAAATCAGACATTTTAATTAAATGTCCTTTATCAAGTGTTTTTCCCGATGGTGATTTTATAGTTTCAGTTAATATACCTGCTATAGGAAACCAAGTATTTGCATATCCAGTAACATTTGAACGACCACTTGATCTAAAAAAACATATATTTTGTGTAACATAATGAGTATTAGATACATTAATAATTAATAATGGTCTATAAGAATCACCTCCTTCATGATATATTATACAAGATTCTGAAACATCTTCATCCTCATTTTGTTCAGTTGCATATTTTGACATATATTAATTAAATATTAATTATTTATAATAATATAATAAGTTAAAAATAGATATAAATTATATATTAATTAGCTAAAGTAATGAATATTAATTATTGTAAAAGAAAAAATACAGATCTTTTTAAAAGTTTAGAAAAACCAAATACTCTTTTTCTCTCAAATTTACAAAATTATATACCAATTTATCAAAGAATATTTAGTTTAAACGAAAGCAATTACAATAATGTGAATTTGAATAATTTATGGCATATATTAAATATTGATAATGAAAAAAATATATATGAATGTAAAATCAAAAATAGTATCACAAATAAGATTAAATCATCAAATCTTTTTTTTAAAATGGCTCCATTATTAGATCCATATAAATATTTAATTGGAAAATACACTTTAGATGAAAAATTATTAAATTTACCTCAATTAAATTCAACAGAAGAAAATTGTAATAGTAAATTTTTAAATACAAATAATTCTGCTTATGTAGATGGTTTATTTGTATATTTAACTAGTAATTTAATGCAATCTCATAATTTTATACATGGAATAGATTATTATGGTTCTTTTTTAGGAATAAAGAATGATTTTATATTTAATGTATATGATGACATAGATTATTTAAACAATTCAGAATTTTTTAATAAACAAAAAAATATATTATTTAAAATAGATAATTATGATCATTTATTTAAAAATGAGTCATTAATACCAATTACTATAGAACATAATATAACATCAAATTCGACTTTATCAATAAAATCTATAAATAATGATATATTTGAAAATATATTTCAAGAAGAAGATAAATTAGAAGAAGAAAGTAATATTGTAAATTTAGAAGATTTAAAAGAATTATCAATAGATTTAAGTAATTCAAATATTTTAAATTTAGACAAATCAAATTTGAATATGAATTCACTAATATTAAATTCAAATACTAATTCTACATGTTCTTCTAGAACATCTTATACTAGTAAAAATTGTGAAAATTGTGGAAATAGTGATTGTGAAAATTGTGAAAACAATGAATGTGAAAATTGTGAATGTGAAAATTGTGAATGTGAAAATTGTGAAGGTGAAAATTGTAAATGTGAAAATTGTAAATGTGCGAATAAAGATGATGATAAAGATGAGATGGATGATGTAACAGAATATACAGATGAAACAACAAGTAAAACGGATGATGATGATGAAAAAATAGATGTAACAATACATAAATTTCCAGTTCAAGTAATATGTATGGAACATTGTGAAAATACATTTGATGATTTAATATTATCAACCACTTTAAAAACAGAAGAATGGCATTCAGCATTTATGCAAATAATAATGATTTTAATAGTATATCAAAAAGCATTTAACTTTACACATAATGATTTACATACAAATAATGTAATGTATAATTCTACAAATGAAAAATATATATATTATTGTTATAAAAAGAAATATTATAAAGTTCCCACATTTGGAAGAATTTATAAAATAATAGATTTTGGTAGAAGTATATATAAATTAAATGGAAATTTATATTGTAGCGATAGTTTTCAAATTGGAAATGATGCAGCAACACAATATAATATCGAACCTTTTTTTAATAATTCCAAGCCAAGATTAGAACCAAATTATAGTTTTGATTTATGTCGTCTAGCGTGTTCTATATTTGATTATGTAATTGAGGATTTTGAAGAAATAAAAGATTTATCGAAATGTGATCCGATAAAACGTTTAATAGTAGAATGGTGTTTGGATGATAAAGGTATAAATATGTTATATAAAAATAATAAAACAGATCGTTATCCAGAATTTAAATTATATAAAATGATTGCTCGTTGTGTACATAATCATACTCCTCAGGTTCAATTAGATCGTCCTGAATTTGATAAGTATTCTAAATTTAAAGGAAAAGTTCCATTAAATACTAATGTTATTAATATAGATGATATACCTAGTTATGTATAAATTATATTATATGTAATATATAAATATTTCAAAATTTAAATTAAAATTTTTGAAATAGTAAAATAAAATATAAATATATTTTATGACTTCATTTGGTTTTATAATTACACGACATGTTAATTCGGAAAAAACGAATAAATATTGGAATCATTCTGTAAAATTACTTAGAATATTATATCCTTATGTAAAAATAGTTATTATTGATGATAATAGTGATCAACAATATATAAAATCACAATTTAATTATAAAAATATTCAAATTATTCAATCTGAATTTCACGGTAGAGGTGAATTATTACCATATTATTATTATATAAAAAATAAATTTTTTGATAATGCAATAATAATGCATGATAGTGTATTTATTCATAATAGAATAAATTTTGATTTATTAAAAAATATGAAAGTGTTACCATTATGGTTTTTTTATCCAGATAAAGAAAATTTGAATAATACATTAAACATAACAAACAATTTAAAAAATTCACAATTAATTAAATCCAAATTATTACAAAATGATATAATTGGAATGCCTAATTCAAAATGGTATGGTTGTTTTGGTGCTCAAACATATATCAAACATTCTTTTTTATTACATTTAGAAGAAAAATATAATATAACAAATATGTTATCATTAATAAAGAATAGACCAGATAGATGTTGTTTAGAGAGAATATTAGGTTGTATATTTTGTACTGAAAATTCATCAATATTGACAAAAAAATCATTATTTGGAGATATAATGAAATATCAAAAATGGGGATATACTTATGATGAATATATAAATAATTTAAAAAAAGGAAAAATACAAAAACAAGTAATAAAAGTGTGGACTGGTCGTTGATGTTCTCATCTATTTACACTAAATACTAAATACTAAAACCCAGGACTATCTGTAAATACTATCGGATGTGAATTATCTCCATTTTTCATTATAATCTTAATTTGTTCTAAAAAAAAATAACCACATATAACACTAAAATATACTAAAAGTGTATCTTTAATTAATAATTTTAATGGTTTTTGTTCTTTTTCAATAAATCTTAGTTCAATAATTTTTATAATTAAAAATATAAAAGAAATTACTGTTGCAATAATAAATATATTATTCATTTAAATATTAAAGAATATCTTTATTTACGTTTAACGCAAATAACGCAAATAAGCAAATAATGTAAATTTAAATTAAAACTTCAAATTCATCAATAAGTAAATCAGGTAATAATTCTAATTTAGGTTCTTCAATATTATGAATATTAATAGGGTCTAAATTGATAATATCATTTGATATTTTTATTTTCACATTATCATCATCATCATCATCAGTTTCATTTTGTCTGTTATAATTTCTTATTTTACTAATTTCTTCTAATCTTTCTATATTTTTAGGTGCATGTATAGTTTCAATCTCTCCATTTATATTTTTAGCATAATCAGTATCATTAAAACTTAATTGTGAATGATTAGTTAAATTATCAATTGTAGTAGATGGTGTAATTGTATTAGATGGTGTAATTGTATTAGATGGTGTAATTGTATTAGAGGGTGTAATTGTATTAGAGGGTGTATTATCAATAGGTGTTTTTATTTTTTCTTCAATAATTTCTTCAACGATTTTTTCTTCTGTAGTTTCGCCCATATATGCTTTTAAAATAGCTTCAATAGGTATACTTTCTCTTAATGTATTTAAGATGCATTCTTGAACGATAATTTCTAATTCTCTATCGTATTTTTGAGTTTGTAATGAAGAGATATTAATTTCAAATAAATAAACATTTTTATATATTTTTCTGGCAACATTAATATAAGTTTTATGAATAAAATCGTCTAATTTTGGAATATTAATATCAATTTGTTTTTGTTTTTCTCCTACACGCATAGTGGTTAAAATTTTCAATTGAATAATATGGACGCAAGTGACTAAATCTTCTAAATAAATACATCCGGATTTTTCAACAATTCTTTTTCTCTCTGTTTCTATAATTTGAGTATTCCATTTTGGTATTCTGGATATTAAATTTTGAAAAGTCATTAAATATTTGGAGAATTCTCCATTATCAGTGCAAAGTTTAATAGATTCAGCAAAAATAGATTTATATCCATCTATTATTAAAGGTGTTAATATAGTGATTAATCTAGCTCCCCATTCATTTTTAGATTCGTGAAGAGAACTAACGTTAAAATCATCCATTTACATAAAACTAATATTATCTAATGATAAATCTAAACTTAAAAAAATAAAATTCAATATAAATAAAATCAATAATTTTTCATTTCTAAATTCTTTTCTTACACGATTAAAACAAATAAGTAATTCGAATCGTTTTTCAGTTGTTATAATATTTTCTAAAAACTTTGTTTTTTCTAATAAATTCATAATTTCTAATCCGCTGTATGCTTTTTCATAAAGTTTATTACATAAATTAATTAGATCTGGTAAAGTGATATTTTTATTAACATATTTTAATAGTTCTTTTTTTAACCATTCGATGTGTTGTATTTTAAAATCTTTAATTTTAAAATTTTCATTTAAATTATATTGATATAAATTAATAATGTTATTATTAAGGATAGGTTCAGGAACATATATTTCACAAAACCGTGATAATATAGGTTTCATTAAATTATATTTATCTTCAGCGATAATAAAAAAGCGAGTATTATGACTAAATAATTCAATGCATCTTCTTAATGCGGATTGTGCATCCATAGTTAATTTATCAGCATTTAAAAGAATAATACTTTTAAAAATATTACCTCCATTAGAATTTATATGTGTTTTTGCGAAGAATTTCAATTCTTCTCTGATAAATTTTATACCTTTACCGTGAGAGCAGTTGACATACATAACGAATGTTTTTATTTTATTTTTATCATTATCATAAATGTTATGTATAAATTCATTAACGATGGTTCGTTTTCCGCTGCCGGATGGTCCGTGAAATATGATATTAGGTATTTTATGTATTTCTTGAAAATAATTTAATTTTTGTTTAATTGATTCATGAATGGATAACATACTATAATTTATTTAGTATTTTTATATTTTAAAATTACGTAATTATATTTACTTTAAATTGTTTTAAAATATGTAGTATTTTAAGTATTTAAGTATTTTATATTAAAAAACGTAATTATTATTTCTTTAAATTGTTTTAATATATATTAAGTTTCTTTAAATTGTTTTAATATATATTAAGTTTCTTTAAATTGTTTTAATATATATTAAGTTTCTTTAAATTGTTTTAATATATATTAAGTTTCTTTAAATCGTTTTATTATATTATACAGAAGTAGTTAATGAATGAGTATAAGGATTATTTCTAAAAGCTGTTAATATTTCAGGATTTATACGGTCACAACCTGCTGATTCATTATAATATTGCGGAACATTCACCGCACCATAAGTTGACACTGAAGGAGGTAACGTTGTTATTCTCGAATTCGCAGGATTCATCCTTCCATTAAAACGGTCCGAATCATCTTTAATATTACTTAATTTCATTTGTTGATTAAAAATTTGAGTTCCACCTTGATTTGGTCTATTTAAAATCGATTGAGATTTAATATCATTGTTATGTTGTCTATAAGCCGCATCATAATTCATATCACCGTAACCGGTTGCCGCACCACCTGCTGAAGTAAAATATTCACAACTTGTGGTATCTCTTTGAGTTAAATCCGGATTCGAATAATTATTTACATAATGCCCTTCTTTTTGATTATTTATATTAAATTGAGGAGAATATAAAGTTGTTTCCTTAATTGTAGTTGCCGTTTTTTCATTATTGTTATATACATAACTTTTTGGCATACCACTCGCTTCTCCATAAATTCTTATATTATTTATTGTTTCATCTTTACGTGTCGGTCGTAAAATATCCATTAATGGCGCAATCACCGCACCAATCGCACCACTAAAACCACTTCTTATCGTTTCAGGTTGTTTTACAGTTGTTCTATTATTTTCATAATTTGTATGACTACGTAAAAAATTATCACCATCTGTTATTGGACCTTGACCTGTCGCTTTTGAAGGTTTCACATTTAAACCCGGCAATTGAGTACGTCTACTAGTTTGATAATTTTCTGGAGCAACACCTAATTTTTTATCTGTTGAAATCGCAGGACCCATATATTCATTACTAATATCATTACGTCTTACCTGTCCCATTTCTTGAATCGAACGTAAAGTTTCACCTTTTTCCGCACCTGTGGTTGTTAACCATCTATCTTGAGAATTTATAAAAAAAGTATCTGGTCTTTGTTTTTCAACACGACCTATCATTTGAGCAGTTGCCGCATTTTTTATAAATGAATTCGCCGGACCTTCATGATCTATTAATTCATACTCTAATTTAGGATTGGTATCAACTCTTAATTCATCTATTGTTTTGGGTAACCATTTATCACGTGCCTCCATACCTGAATTATAACCACCACTACCATTTATAGCATAACCTTTATTCAAACCTGGACCAACCATAATAGTATCAAAAGGCTTTACATTATTATTTTTTATACCTGGATTCACACGTGATTGATAAAAATCACTTTGATTCGGCATACCATAAGCCCATTGCATATTTTGCTCTGGTTTAAATAATGGAGCTTGTTCTATTTTTTTTATTACTTGAGAACCAGAACCTATCATATTATCTAAAACTGATTCGGATATTTTCATATCATATGTTCTACCTTTCACTTTTCCACCATTAAATGGAATCATATTATTATGTTTAAATTGTTCTGAATTTAAATAGTTACCTGTTAATGAATAAATCTCTGGAATATTTGAATCTACTGGAATATTATTTCTTACTTTTTGTTCATATATATTTTGGTTAAAATACTTATCTGTTGCTGCATTTGGATTTATATATTCTTGAGTTGTATTTACCAATTCGTTTATATTTGATACTGGGAAATTTTGAGGAGGAATATTTGTATTTGGAAGATAATTATCTGTTTTTACACCTAAATTACTTCTTATACCCATATTCGCAAAATTCTCTTGTCTTATTTGTTTTATTTCTGATTTACTAGAATTATCATTTGGTTGATTTGATATTATATATATACCACCTAATGCTAGTAAAGGTATCGCTATTTCCATTTTATATATAGAAATTATTTTATTTTAATTTAATAAATTTTATTTTAATTTAATAAAATTTATATTTAATATACATTTATTTGCTAAAGATTATTTAAAAATGTAATTTACCTTATAACTAACTCATATTTTATAGTTAAATTATCTGAAAATCAAGGGCATATGTAGATATTTTTATTAAATTAAGTTTTTATTTATTTATTCTTTAATTTATTAAAAATTTGTCTTTAATAAATCATTTTCTCTTTAAATTCATTCATTTAATAATTAATATTTATATTTATATTGATTGACACGAATTCGTTTCATTACACGTTACTGGACCACCTATATAATTACCTTTTATTAACATATAACTGGCAGGTAAATCATTTTTTGTTTCATTTACTACACATTCCCTTTTCGGAGTAAAATAATCCTTTTCTAAAATTCTTGTACTTAAATTATTCTGAAAAGGCAAACACGTATTTATTTGCGGATTTAATGGAGGATAACCCCAATCTACTTGTTCTAAATCACGATACCACCAAGCAGGATTTGTTACTCTAGATTGATCCGTAAATAAATTAGTACACGATGGATAATTTATTGCTTCATTTTTAACATTATAACTTTTATAATTATCTTTTACTAAACAATCTTTTCCTATTTGTCTATTTACACCTTTTAAATCACTTTCTAAATTTATCGTATTTGTTCTTAAATTACCGCCCCATTTTTGAATTATAATTTGAGGATCTACTATATAACACGGACTTGAACCATTTCCTGGAACATTTAAAATCCATCTTCCGGGATCTGTTGATTGTTGCAATTGTTTCTTTATTCTACATTCATCATTATTAAATCTAGTACACGCCATTTATATTTATAATATATATTTTATATTATATTTTTCATTATTTTTTCATATTTTTTACATATTTTATATATATTTTTTTTTTAATTTAAAAACAACATATTTTATTAAATATGGAATTATCATTTAAAAAAAAAGAACCTACTTTATGTTTAAATATGATTCTAAAAAATGAAAGCAAAATTATTACAAGATTATTGGATTCAGTTTTACCTATTATTGATACATATTGCATTTGTGATACCGGTTCTACTGATAATACTATTGATATTATTAATAATTATTTTAAAGATAAAAATATACACGGGAAAATTATTACTGAACCTTTCAAAAATTTTTGTTATAATAGAAATTTCTCTTTAAATTCTTGCATCGGAATGTCCGATTTTATTATATTACTTGATGCCGATATGATTATTCAATTAAATAATTTTAATAAAAATTTATTAAATACATCCAACAGTTTCACTATTCTTCAAGGTAATGATTCTTTCTTTTATAAAAATATGAGAATTATTCAAAATAATGGATTATATAAATATATCGGAGTCACACACGAATATGTCGATACACCACCCAATTCTACTATTTCATCTTTTGATAAAAATCAAATATTTATTTTGGATTATGGAGATGGCGGATGCAAAAATGATAAATTTCAAAGAGATGTTAAATTACTTATACAAGGCATTCAAGATGAACCTAATAATGATAGATATCACTTTTACCTCGCTAATAGTTATCACGATAGCGGACAATTTACAGAAGCCATATCATATTATTTAAAACGTATCGAATTAGGCGGATGGAAAGAAGAAATATGGTATAGCTATTATAGAATCGGATTATGTTATAAAAATCTTAATCTTATACATGATGCTATTTTTTATTGGATGGAAGGAATGGAATATTACCCTCAACGTTTAGAAAATGTCTATGAAATGATTCAATTTTATAGAATTAATAACAAACATAAACTTTGCAATTTATTCTATAATTATGCTATTAATATATTGAATACTAATGATAAACGAGATAATTATTTATTCTTACATAATGATGTATATACTTATAAATTATTTTATGAATTCACCATTTTTGCATCTTATGTCGGAATTCATAATATTAATAATCAACTCATTTCTGTTTTTAATAACACTACTAATGATCTTGACTTAAATAATGTTTTACACAATATGAAATTTTATAAAGATATTTTAATACAACAATCTAAAATAATTTTAGATAATAATTTTACTACTACTATTAATAATCAAAATATTAATTTAAACTCTAGTTCAAGTTGTTTAATACCTTATAATAATGGATATCTTATGAATATTCGATATGTCAATTATTATATTAATCCTGAAGGCAGATATCTAAATTGTGATAATAATATTATCACTATTAATAAATGTATTCAATTTGATACTGATTTAAAATTAATTTCTGAAAAATGGATCGAATTAACATTCGATAATAGAAAATATATCGGAGTTGAAGATGTACGCATTTTTTTTGATATTTATACTAATCAAACTTTATTTATTGGAACTTCATTTCATTTAAATGATACTATCGGCATTGCTACTGGTAATTATGACTTAATTAATTATACATTAAATACAACTGAACTTACACAAACCTTTCACAATACCGAGTGTGAAAAAAATTGGGTGTTTGTTGATTATAATAATTCTACACATATCATTTATAATTGGCATCCATTACAAATTTGCAAAATTAATTCTAATAATACATTAGACCTTGTCATTAAAAAAGAAATGCCACTAATATTCTCTCGAATCAGGGGTTCCACTTGTGGTTTTAAATATTTAAATATTTCACTAAATACTGAAATATGGTTTGTTACACATATCGTTTCTTATGAAAACCCACGACATTATTATCATATCATTTCTGTATTTGATCAAAATATGAATTTACTTAAATATTCCGCACCATTTAAATTTGAAGGAGAACCTATTGAATATTGCTTAAGTATTTTAGTCGAACACAACCGAGTTCTTATCAATTATAGCACTTGGGATAGAACTACACGAATTGGTATTTATGATAAAATATATATCGATTCTATACTTAAATATACTTAAATATTATTAATATTATATAAATGGAACTATTATTGTTCCATTTAATATCAAATTTGAACTAAAATTTCCAATAATTGATATTGTATATAAATTCGTATTATTCGTTTTTGTTAATAAAGTTGAAAAACCTATAAATCCTGAATTACTA